ACCGAACCGTCAAGGCGGAAGGAGGGCGGGGGATCGAGACCGTTCTGAAACCGGCCCCGCTGGCCGCGAACGGATGGTCCGCGGGCGTGGATAATTCTGTCTATCTATACCCGGACGTGGCCGACGCCATTGCCGCCATTCCGGGCCGCGCCAAGACGACGCTGGACTTCGTGCTGTGGCAGCAGGGAGAAGCCAACTCGACGGTGGACGACGCAACGACCTACGCCGCGAAGCTGACGGCGCTGGTGGGCGACCTTACGAGCGGCGGCCTGTATAACCCCGACAACACGCACATGATGTGCGGAGGCCTGATTCCTGGCCACGCATGGCGCGACGTGCACAAGGCCGCCGTGCTGGCTGCGGGGCTGCTTTATGTGCACGGAGACGGATTGCCTGATCAGGGCGACGGCCTGCACTATACCGGCGCCGGGCTGCTGGCGATGGGCCAGCGGTTCAAGCTAACCGGATGGCTTGGCGGAACACGCGAAATGGTTGGGGTTGGTTCACCTGAATATCAAGTGTCGTGTTCGCGTGGCTCGTCGTGGGTGGATAGCGCATCTGGCGAGTTTTACGTTAAAGAAGCCGGGTGGTCTAATACTGGATGGGCTAAAAAATGAGTGACATGCTCACTAAATTAGAAGACGTTATAATCTGGGCTGTTACTACTATCGCAGGCGCCGCAGTTGCTGGAGTCAGCTGGCTTGTTCGAGTGGCTTTTACAAACAAGCAAGAGATTGCTTTGATGAGGTCGTCACTGGATATGTTCAAAGCTGACCTCGAACATAGAACTCGCCAACGCGAGGAAGATCGAGAACGGTTCGCGAATATAGAAAGAGACATCTCGAGTATTCGAGAATTTTTGATGGAGAAACGCTGATGCCATTCAATCCCAATATCAAGAAAATCCAGCAGGATTTAGGGCTTGTCGATGATGGCCTGCGAGGGCCCATAACAGACGGCGCAATCCTGAAAGCTGCTTCTGATGGCCGACTTGCCGTCGTCAAATCGTCGCAGGTAAAAGCTTTCGACGCGCCAGACTACAACGGACTGGTTCGCGTTTTCGGCGAAGCCGGTGGGCGCGACTGCACTTCCGGGCGAGTCGTTCTGCCGTTCGAGTTTCGCTTGGCCTGGGATTTTGACCAAAAGGTCAAAGTAATCTCGTGTCACAAACTGATTGCGGAAAATCTTTCCAAAATCTGGAATGACACTGCACAGCACTACGGAGAGAAACGCTTCCGGGAACTCGGACTCGACCTCTACGGCGGATGCTTCAACTATCGGCTGATGCGCGGCGGCAGCAAACTGTCAACTCACGCTTGGGGAATTGCTGTAGACGTTGACCCTGAGCGCAACCAGCTCAGCTGGGATCACAATCGGGCTACGCTGGCCAGGGAAGAGTATATTCCATTCTGGAATATCGTCGAGGCTAATGGTGCATACAGTCTTGGCCGCTCCAAGAACTACGACTGGATGCACTTCCAATTTTGCAAACCGTAAAGGAGACTATCATGCTGCAAGGCTACAAAACCTACATCGTTGCGGCAGCGTTGCTGCTGCTGGTGGTGATCGAAAAAGGGCTGGGCTTCGACGTTCCCGGCGTTGAACTCGGTGACGACTGGCTGCTGATCCTGCTGAACGCAGCCGGGCTCGGTGCGCTTCGCGCAGGTGTTACCAAGTCAGGGTTCTGATTACAACCTGCCGCAATAAGAAAGGCCGGGAGATTATCCCGGCCTTTTCTTTTACTCTTTCCAAAGATGGGCAAGGCTTGCCGCGTAAACGATTGCGCCCAAGGCCTCCTTACGAGCAGCCTCGCGGTCACCACGCTCGGCCATGCCGATAGCTTCTTGCAGTTTTTTGGTTGCCTGACCCCCGGCAAAACCAGGGCCGAAAAGCTTGCCGATGGTGAAGATAGGCTGGTCCACGAAAGGCAATCCGTTACCGTGACGCTCTTTGCCTTTGTGGTATGCGCTTTGCTGGAAAGCGTCAATCAAGGTGTTGAACAGAGCGGAATAATCAAGCGGAACATCAATGATGATACGCTCGGTGCGTTCGGTGCGTTCGGTTCGCTCATCTTGCTGGGGTTGTTTAGGAAAGCTAACCATAAAGAGCTCCTTTATCCTTGGGTTTGTATACCATGCCGACGCCTTTGATAGCCTCGGTAGTAAGCATGTTAGATTTCTCCATCATGCTAAGAATATTCTCGATATTGTATGCCGGAACCTTACCAGCAACAAATCGGTAAACCAGTGCCTGCGGCGCAAACTTGCCCGGAAACCTGGCTTGATATTGGTAAAGGAAGTGCCATACTTCCTCCATAACACGCTCGTCCCCGCCAGATGCCATGTCCTTGAAAATGTCCGGGACAGATGTCTCCGCATCGACAAGCCAGTCCAAGGCTTGCTGGAAATTTTCTATGTTGATCGTCAGGTCAGTGTTGCGGTTGATGCAAGATACCATCATCAGTTTGAGCAAGTGCGCCGGTCTTCTGGTGCAGTAGTTTTTAAGTTTCGGATGGTCAGGAACTGGCGCTTGATCGCCAAGATACCAAGAGTCGAAGGCATCCTTAACCTCGTCCGTAAACGACAACTCACCGAAGGCTTCACCGATAGATAGAAAGTCTTGCTTCAACTTGCTTTCTTTCGCGGGATCGAACGAGGCGTTGGTAAACATACTCTTCTTGATGGTCTCAGCTCCGTAAACCATAATAACCCGCGACAAGAACCCCTGATCCCAAGCCCCTGCTGGAAGCAAGTTGCTTAGGTAATCCGGCGTCGTGCCTGCGAGCATGTGGATATTCGGTGCTGCGATAGATATTTGCAAATTCTTCGTGCGCTTCCTTTCCGAGTAGTGATAACCGTCGTAAAGATCAGTCATCGTGTTCATAAAGTCGTTTGCGTATTCTGGCAGCAACACCCCCAATTCAAGGCTCGCAATTAGCAAGCTGTGAAATTCGTAGGTTGGCGGGTTGGAACCTGGAACGATCAAGGTTCTGTGGCCGTCTGCGAGGTCGTCAATGAGCGAAGCTTTACTGACATTCGATGGCGCTACCTTATGATCTGGCAGCGTTTTCCACATATCACGAACGGCGTTAATAGCCCTGGACTTACCTTTTCCCGGCGGCGATACGAGAAACACATAGAGGTTCGGATAAAGCTTAGCTCCAGCAGTCTTTACCCAAATCTTACGCTCCATAGCACCGGCTACGCAAGCTATCCCCGCCCATCTCCGCAGACGTAGCGGAGTTCCCGACGGACTTGTGTATTCCGCGAAAGCCTCCACCCAATCCGGGATACTTTTCTTCATTATGCGTTACCTCACGCCCGAGATTTGCCGGCTCAGTATTTCCGAGAGGGTTGCAACGCGCTTTGGAGGTCTGCGAGACTCTTCACCTTTCCAAGCTGACAGCCCGTAGGGATTTTCTTCACTGGCACTGCCGTAGTTCCAGCCGACTTTACATCCGTGGGGGATGCTGAACTCGCGCCCGCCTTTAAGGCGTTTGACAACTCGGAGATAATTGAGAATTTGCGGGATCGTTTCATTGAGGCGGTCCTCCTTGACCATGAAGACAAGCGAGTCATGGACCTGCAAGAGGAAGCGGATCGGCAGGTCCAGTTTGTTTCTGATTTTGAAAAGTTGCAACATGCCACGATTGGTAAACTCCCCGGTAGTGGATTGGGGATCGTATGCAATAGCAGCGTTAAGCACGGACTGTTTCGACGTATCTCCCCAGAAATACCTGCGCCGACCCCACAAAGATGTAAGCTGGCCGGTAGTTTGAACCCTCCGAATGGTTTCCTTCTGCCAAGCCTGGATACATGGGAAAGCCCCAAAATAACTCTTTTGGAACTCTTGGATGATCGGGGAGGGGGTTTTGGTGTGCCCAGCCATGGTGGTTGGTTGGCCCATGTAGTTACTGCCGTGCCCCAAAACTTTTGAAAGATCACGATAGCTCTTGTCACGGTAGGCAAGTTGATTCGCGACTTTTCTCCAACCTGAAGGATCAACACCCCAGTCAAGATTTGGCCACGCCATTCGGCAAACAGTGGTATGCAGGTCGCCACTTTCGCAAGCGTCGAGATACTTTCCTGCAAATTCTTCCCCATGCGACTCGAGGAAGAAATTCCAGCAAAGCGCACCAACGCCACGGCTGTCGCCCTGCTCCAGGTCAACGTCAACAATTACCCATCCGTGCTCCGCCCAGAAGATACCCTTCTGCCGGCCTGAGATATTCTGGAGATTTGTCCCCGTCCCCATATCGGAGAATGAACTTGCCATCCTTCCAGTGTTAGTCCCAGCCACGTTGAATGAGCATCTGATCTTATTGTCAGTATCCAGCGGGGTTTTGAGAAAGCCCATAGCTTTCCCAGCGTCTCGCATCGCCAGGATATAATTGACAAAAGGCTCCGCAAAAAAGTAGTTGCGGAAACCCTCGAGAGTTTCTCGATCAGAAGTAGCAGTAGCCTCCGAGGCGCCCTTACGCAGCTTACGCTTTTCAGGAATACCAAGGACTTCATGGAACAGGAATTGCACATCTTTTGGGGAGGCGATGTTTACCGGGACAGGTGATCTTCCTTTCCGCTTCCGGCGATCTGCCGGAATATCAAGCCCTTCACAGCACAGACGTTTGAAGCCATGCTCGAGCTTAAAATACTGCGCTTCGTAAGCGCGATAAGCTTTGTCGCGGGCGGCGTTGTTTACCGGCAGGCCTTCGAGCATCATTTCCATGACAGGCCCGACAGTCTCCATAGCCACGCGATAAGTCTCACGGGTTACTTCATCAAGCTGCTGCTCAAGCACCTCGAAGATTTCCATGGTGATGCAACAGTCAAGACCGTTGTAAATCCAGTAAACTTCACTGGAGGTAAACCCGGTAGCTTCTTCGTCGAGCAAAGACGTGTCAACTATCAGCATCTATTTCCTCCCAATCCTCGTTGAAGAAACGCACAAGCTTCCCAAGCTCGCGAGCCAAGGAGATCTCATGAGTGACGCCCCGACTTTTTTCCCATCCCGGAAGGCACAGCACCCAAAGCTCAAGGCAGTTGGCTACTGCCGAATCGTTAAGAAACTGCCATGCCTCAAAGTTCCCTGGAAAACCGTAGAAGGCTGCAGTGTATACGATCGGCGAGAAAACAGGAAAGCCCTCGCGAAGCTTTGCGTCAACAAAACCATGCACTGCCACGGTTCTGTTTGACTCTACAACTGCACTGCCGGTAAATGGTGATGCAACGTATATCACGCCAGCCACCCACGATCAGCTGCACGGTCGAAGTAAAGATGCGACGGGACATAGAATTTTTCCATAACTGGCGAAAATTCTACTATCCAGAACTCGATTGGAACATTGGTCTCCTTGATGTTGTTCGCCAACACCATCCTGATCGCACGCTTGAGGTAGCCAACTGGGTCTTGGTCACATTCAAGGTGAGCGTAAACTCCCTTGAACGACACCTCAAATGAGCCCACTTCCCCGGTATCTCGGTTGATGAGTTTTTTGGTGTAGCACTTGAAGAATGTGAAGTCATTGTCGAAGCCAGCGTAAGCATAAGCTACGCTCGGGTCTTCCAGTTTGTCCGGGCCTTGATCCATTTCATTCATCCCCTTTCTTGCCGCTGCGATCAGCAGATCGTCTCTTGTGCATCCCCTTCCACGCCGGGGCATCTGTGTAGATGCTGGCCAGAAAGCCGAGTCCTTTTGGCATCTCCGGCTGCAAAGCGTGGTGAAGAATCATAGTGTCGTCTGTCCAGTTCGGAGTTTTTATCGCCATCTTACGCAGGAAATACTGCGAGTCATAGCTGAAATTCTGGCCAAGGGTTTTCTTGCCATCGGCTTCCAGACAGCGTTCGACAAATCTCCATGCGATGAGTTCGTCTTTTCGGTTTTCCCAATAGTTACCGGATGTTTTTTCCTCGTCGAAGAATGGGATGACCAAAGCCCGGTCGCGAGTAGGCGCAATGCCAACACAGGTTATCATGGTTCCGATGGTCTCAATGTCCACCGACAGCATGGTAGAATGCTCGATGTAGGTTTTCCAGAAATCCTCCAGGTCTTCAATACTCGGGCGCAGATGAAGAAAGCGCTGCGGCCTACGGATTTCAGAGAATTTTGACTCCCGGCGGGCCTTGCGAAGATCGGCCGCAAGAATGGGGCGGAGAGCATTATCTGCCATAACCGCTCTCGGCGCGTAACAGCACAATACTTTTCCCCAGCCGAAAAACTTGGTGGCTGAGGTCACACGCCCGCGAGTGGAGTCTAGTGACTTATGCCCTGTTAGGATAAGGCATGGCATGTCACCGGCTGCAAGAATGAGATTTGGCTTTACCCGTTTGATGTAGGCTGCCAATTCGTGCAGGTTAGCATCAAACTCTGCTCGAAGATAAGCCGACTTCGCCAAACCCGGCGCGATAAGACTGCTTCCTTTCTTTTCGCGTTGGGTGAGAGCGAACATACTGGAGCAGGGCTTGTTCACCGTGTAGACCCAACCGCAATCAGCCGGAGCAATACCAGCTTTGCTCATCTCAAGTTTGAAGAACCTCCAAAGCCCGTTGCTAAACGGGCCGGAAGTAAGTTCGTTTGTCAGGGGATGCTCCCCAACCACCAAGATTTCCATTGCAGTTTCCCGTATGGCTGCTTAAAAGTTTATAGCGTATGGCTCATTCCTTGGCGGCGATGTATGCCGCGCAGGCATTGGCGAAAAACTTTTCATCCATCTCCAACCCAAGCACGAACTTGGCACCCATAGCCTCTGCCACCCGAACACTGTTTCCGCTGCCCATGGTTGGATCAAGCATCACAGTGGACTCATCGACAAACATGCGGAAGAAGTGAGCCAGCATTTCTCGCGGCTTCTCACTCGCATGGATTTCTTTCGACTTCGGGCAGGCGAACAGATTTGACACAGCCTGCACCACATAGCGGTCGCCACGGGATGCCATGAGGCAAACTTCATACACCTGCCGAGGCCCGCGTTTCGGGTCTGGGAGGATACCAGAGTTGTCTGAACGGTGCCATATCAACGGAACTTGATTGACCTTCCAACCTTGGGCGGTCAAAACTTCAATGGTATCTGCCAGGTATTTCGGCGAAAGCCAGAACATCAGGTGGGCGGACTGCGCAATATGCGTTCCCATGCAACGGCCAAGGGTAGCGATCAGACTCCAGTAAACCTCTGCCGAGTCTTCATATCCGCCAAAAGTCCCAGTTGCGCCTCCGTTGTGCTTGTCAAAGTTGATTCCGTATGGGAAATCACAGTGGATGAAGTTGAACTTCGCTCCAGTGTGCGGGATTGATGCCCACTCTTGGAAGTCGGCCAGGAGAAATGGGTGTTCCGCCTTCGGCGGAAGGTGGAGGGCTTCGCCCTTGGAAGGGACGGCCGAGGGCACAGCAATGCCGGGCTGGTCAGCGCCAGCTACCTCGGTCGGAATTGCTGGGGAAGAGAAGAAGTTCTTGATTTCTTGGTCGGTCTGGGAGGGGGCCTCTTCCTTGGCGCGTTGCTGCTTTCTTGCAACGGTGTTTTTCGCTACGGAGAATGTGTCCGCAGCAATGACGAGTTCGTCGCCGTCAGCAATGGCCTCGGCAACACCAAGATGGGAGCTGATGTAATTGGGATAGACGGACAGCGCCTCTGCGGTATCTGCCATGGTCCACTCTGGGGACTCAGCTTGCCGCATGTAGTGATAGCGGGCGATTGCTGAATTTTCCTCGCGCCAGCTAAGATCGCTGCGCTTGATGTTTTCCTCGAGTTCGATGCGTTCGAGTTCCTCGGCAGGAAGGTCGGTGGTGTAGCGGACCAGCACGTGAGTAAGGCCTGCGTGTTGGTGTGCTCGAAGACGACGCTCGCCTGCGACTAGTTGCCCATCAGGCGTGATGATGATGGGGTGGATCAGCCCGACTTGAACGATTGACTTTGCGAGTTCTTCGATGCCTTTGAACTCTTTGCGCTGCCGATCGGGGGCAACGGTGATCGAACTGATCGCGACGGAACTGGTTTTGCTTTCAAGCATCGGAGCCTCGGAGCTGGGGTTGCAACGGAAAATGGCGGGGCAAACGCTGCCCCGCCTGTTAGCGTCTGGCGATGGAGTATTATTCCATCGGCATCCAGTTTTTCACATCGACGAAGGTCGTGTCACGCTCGCCGTCAACGCGGTGGTGGGCCTGGGCGACGAATTCGCAACCGACGGCCCGGGCAAGCAGTTCCTTGATGGTGGAGTCGTCGTCGCCGTCAACGCGAAGAACGTCCAGAAGGAATTTCTTCAGCTGGTAGGCGGTGCGTTCCACGTCGCCGGACTTGGCGGGATCGGTGCTGAACATGAAGCGGATCGTATTCGCCGCCGAGTTCAGGCTGCCAAAAGCGGCCAGTTCTTCTTGGTCAACGTCGTTGGAGGCCTCGTGGATAGCGAACGGGATGATGGGGATTTCGACCGTATTCCAGGCGCCTTGCCCGGCGGTGCCCTCTTTGTGGGCTTTGTTCACTTTCCAGCAATAGGTGCCGACCGGAAGGGATTTCGGTTTTTCGATCTCGCCAGCGCGGGTGTTCAGAACGTCAAGAAAATTCATCATAGTCTCCATGGTTGAGGTGTGAGGCTGTCGCGCCCCGGGCGTTCGATTAGCTGAGCAGCTTTTCGAAAACAGTAGCCATCCCGGTGTCGAGAGGCAATTCTTTTTCCAGCGACCACGGCATCGGATTTTTCAAATCAATCAGCGATGTAGGCGCGGTCTGGCTGGTCCGGCGGGCGTTATTGCCTGCGCCTTTCTTTTCTGCCATCAGCATAGGGCTGAAGGTCTTGGGAATTTGTGGGCCGAGGGCTTTGCCGAGAGAGGATGCGAAGCCCTGCACTGATTGGTCAGGCATGTCAACCAAGTCGATGTGCGAGAGGACGAGGACATGGTTATTGAAGTCGGGGGAGGTGATCATCTCCAAGAAGGATTTGATAGCCTCGCCAGCTGCGGCATACCACTGACGGCCATCTTTGGTGCTGGGGTTCATACCCTTCGCCCAATGGAAAGCTGCGCGACCGACCGAGGAGAGGGTATCAACTACGAAGATGTTGTCGCGCGGCCATGCTCCGGGGGTGCTACCATCGTCCCATTTGTTCATCAGCTTGAGCATCTCCACAAACGCTTTGGGCTGCCCGGCTACTTCAACACCAGCGGTCTGGCTTGCGCGGAATTTGTCACGCAGCGAAATCACATCGAGTCTGTCAAGCAGCTCTGGATTTTCGCGTTTGCAGAGCTGGATCAGGGACTCGACGTTGTAATCCATATCCAGCATACGGATAGTGTATCCGGCGCGGAGAAGGCTGATGAGGGAGCCGGTCTTGCCGGAACCGGAGTAGCCGACCAGAAGAACGCGGAGAAGTTTGTTGGCTTCTCTGGAGCTTGCCTTAGCCATTGTCTTTCTCCTTGGGTTGGATCAGCCAAACATCGACTGGGGTTTCTTCACCTTCGTCAGGCTCGTCATTCCCGATCATAACGGAGCAGCCGTTGCTGAGCATGATGTTGATGGAACAGAGAATCGGAAGCTTGTTGGCGTCGAGGGTGACAGTAGTTCCGACGCCGATGATCTTGGCGCCGGTGATTTTCTCGGCAAACTGTCGCTGGTTGAGTGAGTTGATATGTTGTATGGGCATTGCTCGCTCCTAGCGTTTCTTGAGGGGGTCCCAGCGGTCTCGCCGTGTAAACTTCGCGGCAAGCAAAGCTTCCCTATGCACAGGGTTCGCGGAACAGATGCTGCGGAAAACGCAGCCGCCATAGTTTCCGCAAGCCTTACGGTTCATCGGGTAGTAGCCGGTGTCGTGCGCCGCTTTGGCGAGTTCGATGTAGTGCAGGGTTTCGTGACGAAACTCCTCAAGTTCAGGCATACTTCTGGAGGTATGCCCACGGGCGAACCGGGTAAAACCGACGGCGATCTGGGCGGCGTCGATAACAACTCCGAGAATCGGAATTGCGAACCCGATGATACCAGCGAGAGTATACCCGGACATTTGGTAGTCGGGTTTGAAATCACTGAAGTATTTCGCAGTGATAGCCGCCCCTGTTGTTTTCTGGTCCTGCACATAGACCCCGCCGGAATACTCCACCAAGCGGTCAATATGGCCGCAGTAGAGATAATTCGGAGACAGCTCAAAGCTGAAGCTATATTCGACAGCCGGTCGGCCATCGGACAGGATAACAGTCGGCATCGGGTCGTCAGAGAAATGGTCCAGATACCAAACCACTGACCGGATAAGGGTGTCGCGGGTTTTGGTGTTGTGCATCCAGTCCTGCGGGCGATTGTTTTTTTCGTCCCATGTGTCGGTCAGCAGCTTGCGCACGATCTCACGCGTGGCGTCATTCTTTCCGACACCAGTAGCGACGAGTTTGTGGTATCCTTCGAGAGCCGCGGCGTAGTGCCCGCCGAAGATCAGATGAACGCTGCGTTCTTCGGACTGCCATCCTTGGAGATTTTCGTAGAAATATTTCCGCGGACAGGTCACGAAGTTGGACAAGCTGGTGGAGTCCCAGGCATACTGAAAGCCCGAGTTGTCGAAAGACAGAAGTTGTTCCATGTTCAGATGCCCGACAGAATGTCGTCGATGCTGAGGCCGACGGCCGCGACCTGTTTCTCGGCGTCCCGTTGCTCGGCGGATTTGCGAGTCTCAGGCTTGCCGATCGAAACATCATTCGTCAGCACAAATTTCCGACGCTGGGTGCGCAGCTCCACTACGATGCGGTCAATATCGGTATCTGTGAGCAGATGCGGTGCACGAGCCATGAGCTCGCCAATGGGCGTTAGTTCTTCCGACATAGTTGACTCCTCAAATGTCGATAGTTTCTTCGGGCGGCAGGCCAGAAGATTTTTTGCGGAGGCTGTCCACAAAATTGGAAAGAAGCTGGCGCAGAACCAAAGAAGGCTCCCGATTAGGGATCAGCGTTCTGAGGGCGTCAATGTCGCCAGCCCGGAGATTGACAGTGTGTTTCTGCAGTCCATGATCTTTTGCGCGAGGCATCAAGGCTGCTCCTTCTTGACGAGCCATATATGGGTTTCCGAATTAACCGGAGGCGTTACAATACCGATACCGGAAAGAGCCGGATACTCCCGCATGATAGCATACAGTTTGTTTCGCAAAAGTTGCGGGCTGCTGGTGCGTATGCGAATTCCGCGCTCACTCGCATGGGCGCGGTGCAGGAGACCTTGAAGCTCGTGCGGTTGCATTACATTTTCCTCGGCTTACGGAGCCAGCATCAAACGGGGGAGTCGCCCGTTCCCAGAGGGTTAAGATGCTGGCCGCGAAAGCCCCCGCCATGGGGAGGAAATGGCGGGGACAGACGAGGGGATTTACTCCCCTAACGCCCGCTGGTTACTCGGAGGCAGCTTCCTGCGGGGCTTCTGCGGGGGCGCCCAGGTCCAGACCGTCCAGCACCGACTCCGCCATCCGCTTGCGGGACTCGATGTTTTTCTTGGCCTGCGTGACGACGGCCGGGCGGGAAGCGATCTCGGAGATTTTGGCTTCGCGCGCCTCTTCGGGAACCTTCGCCAGGGTGAGGCCCTTGGTCTTGAGGGCGTCGGCCAGCAGGGTGCGGGCGATGCGACGGCACTCGACTTCCAGCGGATCGGTGACACGTTTCGAGCCGACCGAGCCGACGGTGAACTGGTAGGACTCGGCGTATTTCGTGACGTAGTCGACGATGGTCTCGGGCGACAGTTCGGCGGTCGGCTTGTCGCCATGAGCAACTGCGACAGCGTTCGCCATGTTGTTGCGGATGTTTTCCGCGAAGGTCTGGTTCAGCGCCTTGGCCTCGCCTTCGGTCAGCACATGCCCGGCCGCGAAGGGCTGCGGGATCGTGAAAACATGCTTGGCAATGGTGATCTCTTTGACTTGGGTCATTCTTTCGCTCCTTGCGTGGTGGCTTGCTTGCCCGTGATTGGCCGCGTCTCCGTGCCGTAATTGTGGATAGCACGTTACGCGGCCCGTGTCAAACACTTAACGCAGTGTTTTGGTATTTACGCTATGATATTTATAGCGTATGGCTTACTTCTGCGCTGCGAGAAGCCCTTGGTCGGCCAGCTCGAAAAACACCCTGGCTGCGCCACGAGTATCCGTGAGGGCGTCGTGAGCCCCTTCGAGTTTTTCGCCGAAGAAATAGTCCCAGCACTCCGAGAGGTTCGGATTTTTCGGCTTTGTAAATCCAGCCGCTAGCATCTTAGGGGTCGGCGGGAGCTGGATCACATCACGACAGGCTTCCATCGTGCAGAACGGGTTGATGAACTCCACTGGCTGGTTACACCTCAGTGCGGTGATTTCCAGCATCTTCTGGTCAAACTTGTAGTTGTGTGCGATGGAGGTATGCGAGCGCTCCATCGCAAACCGGAACAGCCCGAGGGCTGTGTGCATGGACACGCCGTAGGTGAGGCACATCTCTGTGGTGATGCCGGTGAGTTCGGTGACCTTTGGCGGGACGACCACATGGCTGGGAATTTTCACCATCGTGGAGATTTCATACACCGGCCTGCGGTCGTCGTCATACAGCGAGATTGCAAGCTGGGTCACATAGGGCTGTTGGTCGAGGCTCGCCGGATTTTTGACCGGGAAGCCAGTGGTTTCGGTGTCGAAAACCATAATCATTTAGTTTTTCCTTTGCTGAGTTTTCTATAGAGGGAGTCTTTGGTCTCCCCGTTAGCCGTAGCGGCAGCGGCTATGCTGCGATAAGTTACTCCTTTATAGGTTATTTGTCGTGGCCTTCCGCGAACTTTGCAAAGGCCTACTGTATCAAGACGCCCATTTTCGAGGGCGTCCCGAAGAGTGGATCGTGCTACTCCTAGGGCGCTAGCTGCGGCTGCTTGCGAGGGGTAGATAACTCCGCGGACAAGTGTTGAGACTTTATGGCTCATTTTTTCGGGTCTTGTTCAGCGATGGCGCGCAGGGCGGCATCGAGATCGTCATGGCCGCAGTTGCAATGCACCGGCTCTCGATATTTGCGATGGATGCGGCAATCCTCGTCATGGCTACCGCCGTCTCTGTCTTTCGCCGCCTTGATCAGCGCCGCAATCTCCGGCACCTGCGCCGCGTCCTGCACGGTGATGGGCTGCGACGGTGGTTCGACAATAGCATTGGCCACAATGCGGTCGATGAAATCCCCCAGCCTGCCTATGCCAACGGCGAAGTCTTCGGGTAGTGGCAAATCATCAAGCCACGCTTTCCAGCTATCCGCCGCAGCTTCCGCTGATACCATGTAGCCGCAATTCTCCGGGTCAGAGCAATGAATTGCCCCTACCGCACGGCAACCATCGCACCACACCAGCGGTTTGACCTTAACCACACTCACAGCATCATTACTCATTCCCCACACTCCCAATAATATCCTGACTTGCCAATGCATTCAACCGCAAGCCCGCGAGTGTATGCTTCATACATGGTCATCTTGCGCATAACAATACCGCCAGCAACTGCGCCAGCTATATAGATTACTGCAGCGCATATGATGATGATTGCGCGATCTTGCATCACTTCATCCCTTCCGCCACAAACGCAGCAACCACCAAACTAAACAACATCGCAAGGCCAATTGCTTTTGCAGAACCGCCTGACTTTTCCTTTACAGCAGGCGTCACAGGAACTGGTGGAACATCTTCACCGAATACATCGCGCCACGCCGTAGCTGCGGATACAGACGCCGCAACCTTATCGCGCTCATGCCTGTCTTTGATTTCAGCAATTTCTGCGTCTCGCTTGCGTTTCATGTGGTCAGCAACATCATCAAGGATTTTCTGCACGTTCTGGCGCAGGCCTTCATTGGCAATATTAGTAATGCGGAATTTCCGTTCAGGCGTGTCACGAAACGACGCAATGTAAACGCCATTAATTAGCATTTGATGCCACCAGTCAACACCGATCTCCTCTGAACGGAATTTTACTCCATCAGGGATAACACCCTCGCACCCACGCCAGTAGTTTTCGCCCCTTGCGTGTTTATAGCTCGTTTTTTGCATCACGGCTTCCTCACAATAGTCCAGCACTTAGCTGGCATTCCTTTGATATACAGCACATCACCAAGCATCTTGCAATCGCTTTCATTCACGCGGATAGGCTTCATAATCACGCGACGGTTATACGCAAGCACGGTATTGCCTGCTGTCAGTTCTGATTTGATGAAGGCAAGTTGCTTGTGCATGGATAGATTATAGGCCAGCCATGCACTGGATGTCAACGATTTTCCTGCATGGCGTCGCGGATTTCCGTCAGGGTTTGTATTGCGGCTGTAAGGTCTGATGCAGACATACGTGCGACTTCAAGCTTAACACGAACACCGTCTGCGGTTTCGTCTGACACTGCAACACACCCATACACACCCGGCACGATCTCTTTCCGTGTCACGGTGCGGACTGGGGATCTAGTAGCGCGGGAAATCATTTCATAGTATTCAAGACTATCTTTGACACGCACTCCCCACTTACCATTTACAACGTTCCAGTTTCTTAGAAACCCATTCGGATCACGCTTTATTTCATAAATTATATCAGAATACCTATGAAGAACCACATCTCCGACTTGCGCGCCAAGTTCTTTCAGCGTTCCGACTTGGGTCATTTCCATCCGCTCCACTTTGCGTTTCGTTGCATCGTTCATCGCACAGGCAGGTGATCATGTCAAGCGAAAAAAATATGCACCACACGCGAAAATTTCGCTTGCACAGGTTAGCGCAGTGGTGTAGGTATGATGACAAGGAAACGCTAGCAGGAGTGAATGAAATGACCATGGACACCGACACCGAAATCAAATGGCTTAAGACACAACTTGCCGCTGCACAGGAACTGAACCACCTTATGCGCCGCTGCCTAAATGAGGCTCGTGAATGGAATTGGATTGACTACAAAGATGAAGTAGATGAGCGCGGAGCGGAAGCAGTTCGTGAGGAGCTGACGTATGCTACGAAGTGCTCTGACAACATCGACAAGGCGCTGGAAGCTCACAAGCTGGCTTATGGGTGGTGACATGACGCGCAGCACTTGAGGATACAATCAACGCTAGGCCCAATTTTAGCGCCATACAGCCGCCTTTAGATTTTGCTGCTGTCATACACCAGACAATCCCTAATCGCTTTCCACGGCCTTCGTTGGGGCCACAGCGACGATTTTGATAACGCTAGGCGAGCTGCCATCGCTTGATGTGTTGTCAACGTGCTGCGTCGGTGCCCCAAAGCCGCGATCTTGAGCATCCTTTAGTAGCTTGAGAACGTCGGCGCGGATATGCTCTAGCTTTGTTGGGTCATCGTCAGCCGACGACACAACACGAGCCAGTGCCTCGACTAGATCGGCTTGCACCTTAGCGGCAGCTTCAGCGGCCCGCACTTCTGCTTTGCGATGCTCACTGGTCTTTCCGCCCGGGTTTCCTGATTGCCCGGGCTTCCATTGTGTATGCTCTGGAGGCTTTCCATATCCGACCTCAGACATATTCGATCCCTGCTTTCTCGGACTTATCCTTGATGCATCAAACCAAATCTTTGAATTTCACATCAGCGTAAGTCTTATTCTTTAGATCAATCTTGTTGTGAAACGCATACTGATCAAAAGCCGCAAATGCTTCCTCAATCGTCGGATAATCTGCAGTCACTCGTTTTAGCACTGGCTTGACTTGCACAAAGAAAAATCCTTGTGGCTTCCCTCCAAAAATTTCTTGCCCACCAGATAGCGAATAACCGTGATTATAAATTCGCGCGTATTTGTGAAACATTTCCTTATTGATCATTTTGATTTCCTTCCTGATCAGTTTCCCACATATCAAGCATATCGCGCCCTAATTCCGTCATGTCAATTCTCCGGCACATGGCGTCATTGTCAAATATGATTGCGATATACCCCAATTCATAACAACGCATGATCACTGTTTTAGCATGTCCAAGCGTTGGCATTCCGATAGTTTCGATTGTCGCAAGCCATTTGATTTCGGTGTCGGTGTCCATGGTCATTTCATTCACTCCTGCTAGCGTTTCCTTGTCATCATACCTACACCAC